CTCGCCCTCAGTGATCGTGATGTACTTCCCCGACCCACGGCACTGCTTCTGACCAAACAAACCAACGTTGGTCATGTTACCTGAACATACAAACTGTTTGTTGCTTACGAACCTCTGCTTTGCCCCCACCAGTTCGCCCGTGTCTCTGTCGTAGTACGGGTAGTAGTGGGTAGCAATCTTGCCGTCTGGTGCGTAGTCAACCGTTACTTGGTACTTCTGTGCTGTACGCTGTGAGAGCCTCCTGTCGCTGATCTCAGCAACAACACCACTCATACGTAGGTTAGATACGGGTTGCACAGAATCCATCTCCTGCATTGCTCCTGTCCCTGATACGTGGTAACCACAGTTAGGGGTGAAACAGTGGCGACCACCGTCTGAGTAGACCGCCACGTTGTCCCTACTTCCACACTTAGGACATTCCTCTTTGTGTGAGAAAGTAGGTTTCACTCTAGAAGTCTGCCGCTTCAGCAGATGCTTCCGCTTCCTCTAGCACCTTGACAGCTTCCAGATACACTGGAGTACCGTGTACGGGGTGCGCTGGACCCGTCTTAAACTTCAGACGGACACGGGAATTATACGGAACCTCCCCGTTGTACCGATCACCTTCAGCATCGTACATACTGATGGCGTACTTAGACTTAAACTTACGCTGTTTAGAGCCCTCGTAGTCCTTGATCTTGACGCCCTGTGCCGCTAGTGTAGCCGCATCATCGTCAGACATGGTGATGGTCATGCTGAACGTACCGGTGTCCTGACCATTGAACACATCGTGCTTGGTGACGTTTGAGAAGTTCACCGTTCCTTCAATAACTTGACTTGACATAATGAGATAATCCTCGTTTGTTAACATTAACTGTACCCGAAGGTACACCTATAGTATATCACACTATTCTTCTTCTTGCAACTCCTCCTCGTCAATTAAGTCCCAAAAACCGCAACCGTAAAACTCTCTATCTTCAACTGCCCAGTCTAAAGCCTGTTTTTTAGTATCAAAACCTGATTTAATCTCCCTCAAATGTTCTTGATCTTCGTTTTCCCACATAACTACTGTAAATCTAGACATCTTTAGTTTCTCCTGTAGTACTAATGTAGTTTAACCCTTTAGTTTATATCTTTAGTTAATTATCTCTAGATATACTTAAGTATATATTATCATAGTTTTCCTGCAATGTCAAGATATCATCTTGTGTAATATTACCGTCAATATCTATTGACTCCATGTTTTCTAGTTCCCAGTGAGTAGCAATGGACACTGTCAAGCAATCTGTGCACAGGTCATAGTAAACCCCTGATGCGTCCTTTTTCACTGTCTCAGTGTCATCCAAGATAACGTCACACGCCTTACATCTCATCAGGGTAATCTCCAAATACTTGGCTGTAAGCCTTTATTAACTGGTTGTAACTCATGTCACGGTACTTTTGTCGTAACACCGTACGGGCTATGTTTAGCGTCTCGGCAAAGCCTATGAACCCTAGCTCGTACTCCGCTATATCATGTATCATCTGTTCTTGTGTCAAATCTGGTTCTTTGTAATCGTCCATTATACTGCCTCCTGTCCGTACCAGCGCATAGGTATGCCTCTGGCGTCCCAATCGTCTGCTTTGTAGTTATAGTACGTCATATAAGCGACTACTGGATCACTATTCTTGCACTCATCTGGCATACACTGCGGTGGATCAGTGAAACCACCGTCAGGAATGTTGTTAGGAGGCCACATAAGCGTCTCTGAGTGCTTTTGTATGGTAGCGTGTACCTTACCATATCGTCTGGTGTACTCGTCTCCTAGGGCCTCTAGATGCCTTCTGAGCCACCTGTAGTTATGGCGACTCTGGCGTACCCAGACAGCACTAGGGTGATTCTTGTGGGTGCTCTTGTACGCAATCTGTCCACCGTCTAGCTCGTTGTGTGCTGTTGACAGCAGTTGTGCCGTCTCTAGTATCATTTTAACTACGTGACGGTCACACTGTAAACGTGCGGCTTCGTATGGGTCACGGTCTAGGTAAAATATGTTCATTGTTTACGTTTCTCCAATATGCTTTGGCTTAATTCAAAAGGAAACTCTTTGTATACTGACGATTCTTTTATCTTCTCCAGAGAATCCTTTAGTTTTGACTCTAATATCTCTACGTGTCCGTTGTCAACAAAATAATCTAAAACAGCGTTGGCTAAATTTACGGAGATATTTCCACGGGTGACGTTAGATAAACCTCTCCCCCTTGATATAGCACACCAAAGTGCGTCTTCTGGATCTTTGTCCTCATCCTCTGAGAACCGTAAAAAATCCCTTGCGTATTCCTTAAAAGCGGGTAAAAGAATACTCACCAGTTCGTCCCTTTGCGGTCTACAGTGTTTTATGTTGTGCCGGTATCTAAACCACCCAGCAGTTCTTGCCCGTGGGTTGTAGTCTTCTTCCCAAACGGAATACAGTTTAAGCCCCATTGTTTCGTCAGTCATATCTCTGTTCCCCATTCATCCGGTGCGTACTTGTAAAATTTGTTCATTTGGTCCTCATACGTGCAATTGTCGCACAGTCCAGTGTCTGTGTCTACACTGTCAACAATCTCGTAACAACCGTCGCAAACGTGGGTGTACTCTATGTAATCAATGCGCTTGTACGGTCCAGTGCCGTCACAGTAGTGACTGTAATCGTTGTAAGGGTCGTCTGTTATGCTACAGTTCATTCCGCTCATTTGTGTTTGATCTCCTCGCTGAATATAAGCCATGCCACTAGTACTAGGCAACCGAAACCCCAAAGCCAAATTGTGTCAGGTTCGCACATTAGTTAGTCCTCATTAGTTGTTTGGTGGGCGTAAGCTATCAGGTCGCTAGTGAATACGCAACCGTCTGGCGTCGTATAACCGTCCATTATGTGCAACAAGTCTTCCAAGTCAACAGACGTAAACAGGTCGTACAGTTCGTAATCATTAGAAGCCCATAAGGAAGCATTCCAGTGGTCCCATGATGGGTGCCCGTTGTAAGTTTGGTTTGTCATGGTGTTTTCCCTCGTTTGGTTTGCGTTTAATCATGGGCACCGTATCAGATGCCCACTGTTAAACACAAGATCACTTGTCGGTAATTTTACCAAATCCCACCTTGCGCTGTGGATTGCGTAGGCTCACGTACAGTGACCAGTAGCCAGCGTCTAGCTTGTGGAAGCATGAGCCGCTAGCGTAGCCAATGGGCTTGCGCTTGGATACTCGCTTGCGAATGATGACAGAGCGGCCAAAGACCTTTTTACGTGTTACGTTTTCCATGAGTATATACCTTTGTTTGTTTGCGTCGGTTGCACCGTTGCTTCCGACTTGTGACCATCTTACCGCAACCGCAGACATTCGCAAGTATTCTTTTGTGTGAATATTACCACGTTTGGACTATTGACTCTTGGTGTTGTCCTATGTTACTCGCACGTGCGCCCGTGTATAAAAGGTCCCTTGACATCTCGTGTGGTCTGTGGTTGGGGTTGGCTAGAGGGTCCAACTTAGGCACACACACTTGTCAACCCACAATTACCTGTGAATATTCCCAGTGTCAAAACACTTGACAACCCGTGTCATCTTTGGTAGGACTTCGGGCCTCTGGCTTACCACAGTCTGCGCCTTGTGTCAACCCCTGATGCCTTGTGAATAATACCAATGTTTATGCTTGCAATCGTGTCGGTCCTGTGGTATCATGGGGTGCCCTGAGTTTTGACACGGGGGGAGGGGGTTGACCTGTGTTAATTATAGTTGTACCCACCTCTGTTCATAAAAGAGTGAATTTAGCTAAAAAATAGGTAAAAAAGAGTAGTTTTAACTCGTGTACAACCTCCTGATTTACCTCGTGATTTACTCAGGCCGGGGCCACAAGTGTAAATGTAGTGTCCCTAAGTATAACTTGTGACTTATTTACTATAAATAATGCTTGACTTTTGAGTAAAAATATGGTATAATATACAGTATATACTAGGTTGTATTTAGTTACACAGATGCGGGGCTTAGTTTACTACTAAACAGTTCGTATAGATCCCCTCATATGTCACAACCTAGGTAGGGGACTCATGCGAACTAGCGTTAAACACAAGGAAACAGGAGAATGTCGGGAGATGACACCCTAGAACCTCAAGAAAACACCCTAGAAGCCCAAGCAGAGGCTAGAAAAGAGATTAATCTACGTAAGAGGTCTAGGGGTAGACCAAAAAAGAAAGAAATATCAGCTAAATCTAAGGGCGGCAGAGGGGTCCGTGGGCGTCCAAAAGGTGACGCCGCTATAATTAACGAGTACAAAGCTCGTATGCTAGCGAGTCCTAAGTCAGTCAAGGTACTAGAGACGATATTTGAGGCCGCACTGGACCACGACCACAAGAACCAAGCCGCCGCATGGAAGCTGGTGATGGACAGAATACTACCTGTAGGTGCATTTGAGAAGGAGGTCACCAAAGATGGAGGGAGAAGTGCGATCCAGATTAATATCACTGGGGTTGGAGGCGCAACAGTTGATTCTAGCTATCCAGAGAGTAGCACAATCGAAGGCGAACTCGTTGATTGACGAGGCTGAGTCCCAAGCAGAGCTTATGTTTTCTTACGTGAGGTCCAGAGTTAATTAATAATGAGATACTTCACAGTAGCTGAATTCAACTGTCAACACACAGGTGAAAACAACATGGAACCTGAGTTCATGGAGAAAGTAGATGAACTACGGGATCGGTGTGGTTTTCCTTTTGTTATCACTAGCGGCTTTAGATCCGTCCAGCACCCGATAGAAGCAAAGAAAGATGTACCGGGAACTCATTCGCAAGGAATAGCGGCAGACATAAAAATAACTAACTCTGCTCAACGGTACACGATAATAAGAGAAGCTCTGGCAATGGGTTTTACTGGTATCGGTGTCGCTAGTGACTTTATCCACGTAGACACACGGGGTTCTGCTCCGGTGATTTGGGTTTACTGATGTTATACACCAAGAACGCTAACGTAACCACCACAGACGTATCGACTATCGTTACTATTCCTAACGGGTACGTAGCCCACTGGAATATGCTGTACGTAGTAAACGTTGGTGGCTCTACTAACGGTGCTGGTATCTACGTAGACAAAGCTGACAGTACCCGTATAGACATCTTAGGGGGTGGTAACGTATCGTCTAAGGAGTACGTACTGATAACTGACGGTGTGTTTGTGCTTCAGGCTGGTGACGCTATTAAAGCGTACACTACTGGCGCTGGAGACGTAGAGTTTGTTGTAACGTTTGACTTGTTAGAACAACCAGCAACCTTTGTAAACTTTAACGGAGCGTAACCGTGATTACTTTTCTGGGTGCTGATTGGTGTCCTGCGTGTAGGCAAGTCAAAAAGACACTCAAAGAACTCAACATGGACTACAAGTACGTACAGATGCCTCCCGGTCAAGCTGGTTGGGACTTAGTAGAAACTATGACAGGCAAGCGTTCTATACCACAAGTGTTCTACCACTTTGGTGGATCTAAGGACTTTAGAGAAGCCTTAACATCGTTAAACTTACTAGGAGAAACTGATACATGAAACACATCCTCGCCTTTTTACTCTTGTTCTCGCCCTTTGCCCTCAGTCAAACTGTAATCAACTTTGACGACGGATCTACGTACACCTTAGAAGCAAACCAAGAAATCTACATCAGCACACCTAACGTGGCGCTCTTCAAGCAAAAGATAATGAAAAACAAAGATACGTATTTTCTTGTTCAAGAGCCTTGGTCAAAGCGTGACTACGTTTCTAAACCACAAGATGACTTTTCCATAGGATCACACGAGTGGTGCAAAGCGTACATTCCTTGGAGCGAAGGTCTGACGTTTGACATGATATGGTGGCAACGAGCGTGTGACACTAATGGTGACGGTAAGTACGACGAGAACGACGATAGGTGGGAAGGCTAACGGTTGACCAACCTCAACGTACAACTGTTGCCTTGGCAACAAGAGGTATACTCTGACCCTACTAGGTTCAAAGTAGTAGCCGCTGGGCGTCGGACAGGGAAGTCCCGCCTAGCCGCTTGGATGTTGATTATCAACGCCCTACAGTCCGACAAAGGACACGTTTTTTACGTTGCGCCCACACAGGGACAAGCCCGTGACATTATGTGGCAGACCCTAATGGAGCTAGGACACCCTGTTATATCTGGATCTCACATCAACAACCTCCAGATCAGGCTGGTCAACGGGGCCACGATTAGTCTCAAGGGAGCCGACAGGCCAGAGACAATGCGTGGTGTGTCCTTGAAGTTTCTCGTGATGGACGAGTACGCAGACATGAAGCCTGACGTATGGGAACAGATTCTCCGTCCAGCACTGGCTGACCA